GCCGAAGAGTGGTTGAATGCGGCCATCGGCCAGTGGCTCGACACCCACGGCGAGGAGGTCGACGGGGCAGGAGACGCGTCAGTAATGACGCATTCTGCCGGTAATACGGCGTTTCCGGTCACCGGAAATGAGTCAGGGGTTGACGATTCCGTGCTGCTGGACCCGGCCGGTCTGGCCGCGTCGTGGCTGGCCAAGCGCTGGTCGGAGCGCCCCCAGGGCAACTGAGCCGGCAAGTCGGGGCGACAGGCAAGGGGTTGTCAGATCGCCACCCGAGACCCCGGTGGGGAAATCTTCACAATCAGTACAGGTCCATGTTGACCTGCGTTTACGTAGCGCTATAGAGTGCCGGGCAGCGACCGCACTGGTCGCTTGATGTTCACCCGCCGCAGCATCACCCGTTCCCGCCACGCACGCCTAAGACATCCAGGGCAGAGCACGGAGACGCGCGCTCGCTGCCATACCTCTGCTACGCGAGGAGCCATGGAGTCAAGGGCGACACCACTAGTGTACGAGCGCGCACGCAACCACGCGGTGGAGGGTGGTGGTGAGGTGGCGGTGCTGGAGTTCTGGCCGACCGCGCAGAAGTGGCTGACGTCAAAGGTCGCCCGTGGGGTGATCGACGAGCGGACCGCGGCCAACCAGTTGTTCTGGTTGCGGTCGTTCGCGTTGCACGTCGGCCCGGAACGGTCGGTGCGGTCGATCAAGACCGCCGAGTTCGAGGAGTGGCTTGCCACCCTCAAGACCAGGGACGGGCGCCCCTACAAGCCGGGCAGCCGGAACACGGTGGCGGCCCCGATCCGGGCGTTCTTCCAATGGTTGCAGGCAAGGGGCCATGTGAAGGCCAACCCGTGCATCGACGTGCCAAGGATGAAGGTCCCCCACGCCGACCCGCGGGCCCTGTCCCGCTCCGATGTGGAACGCCTGGTCCGGGCGCCGACGGTCCGGCCGCGGGGGTTCCGTGACCGGGCCCTGGTGCTGGTGGCGTTGTCGTTGGGCCTGCGGATCGTGGAGCTCCACCGGATGCGGGTCGAGCACTGGGACCGGGACTCCGAATCGCTGTTGGTGCTGGGCAAGGGCAGTCGGGAGGATCTGATGCCAGCCGTCGGCGACGTCGCCTACGTCCTGGAGGCGTGGGTGTCGATCGGCCTTGGTGGGATCACGATGGGTCCCATGTGGCCGTCGCCCCGCTGGCCGGACCAGAACCTCGCTCGGGGCTACATCGGCAAGCTGCTCAAGTGGGGGATGGCCGAGGTGGGGATAGCGGGCCGGGCCCATGATCTGCGACACACCGCTGCCACGTTGATGCTGGGCGACGGGGTACCGATCAACGTGGTGCAGCAGTTCATGCGCCACCGCTCGCTGGCGAGCACGGAGATCTACGTGCGGGCCAGCCGCAAGGAGGTCCGTTCGGCGATGCTGGATCGGCCCCCGCTACTGCGGGCGACGACCCCCCGGTTCGAGTCTGGCCGCCTGTTCGAGTAGTTCAAAGTGGCGTCCGGTCCCCGAGCTGTTTGGACGAACGTTGCTCAAGGGGACCGGACGGCCACCTACCGTTTGTCAACGCTAGTACGACACGCCGAGCCTGTCTAGACATTCGTCGCATGTCAGACGACCAGCGTTCACCTCCGAACGTCGAAACTGGTCGTCGTATGGCACCACGCACCACGTCTCTTCCAGTTGGACCGTTCACGTCCGTGAGGGCGGCACGCAGAGCGGCCCAGCGTCAGTCGCTCGCTATCGAGATACCGATGGTCACCCGGGTGTCGACCGCGGCGGCCACCCAGGTCAAGGACGGCACCCCGCGGATCGGGCGAGAGGAGTGGCAGAGCGAGTGCTATGCGTTTGCGGAAGAGATCGGGGAGCTCGGCTATGTCCTGACTGTGATTGCGGACACCGCGGCCAAGGGTCAGTTGGTGGTGGTGGAGCGGGACCCGGAGACTGGGGCCACGATCGAACCAGAACGTGACGGCGACGGTGTCCCCATCATCGACGGGGCGAGGGCATCGGCGGAGCGGGTCCTGTTGGCGTTCCGGGGGCCGGGTGGGGATCACCGGCAGCTGTTGGCGGCGGGGATCATCCACGACATGGTGGCGGGCGAGTGCTACCTGCTGGGCCAGCCGATCGACAAGACGAACCAGATCGCCTGGGAGATGGTCTCGGTCCACGAGATCAAGGAGGACAACGTCACCCACCGCCTGGTCCGGCAGACGAGTGTGAAGTCGGGTAGTCAACTGGCGGCCGGGTCGGAGTCCAAGACGACGGTGCCGTTGGACCCGAACGCCTACCTGGCCCGCTTCCACCGCAGCGACTGGAAACATTCGGGTGATCCGACGTCGACGTTGCGCCGCAACGCCGGGGTGTGCCGGGAGATTGTGCTGTTGGCCCAGTTGATCGAGGCGCACATCAAGTCCCGCCTGTCGGCCGATGCGTTGTATGTGCCGGAGGAGTTGTCGTTCCCGGGCCCGGAGGATCAGGGCGGTGATGATCCGCAGGAGGACATCAACCGGTTCATGGAGGCCCTGGTGGAGCACCTGTCGGGCCCAGTGCAGGACCGCCGGTCGGGGGCGGCGCTGGTGCCGCTGCTGATCACCGGGCCGGCGGAGTACGCGGACAAGGTGAAGTTGATCCAGCTCAGCGACACGAACACGGATTTGCAGTGGATCACCGAGCAGATGGACAAGGCGCTGCGCCGCCTGGCGGGCGGGTTGGACATTCCGCTGGAGATCATGCTTGGGCTGGGGAGTACGAACCACTGGTCTGCCTCGGTTTTGGACACCTCGTTCGTCGAGAAGCACGTGGTCCCGGTCGCCGACCGGCTTGCTGCGTTCTTCACCCTGTCGATGTTCCGCCGGATGCTAGTGGTGGCGGAGAAGCTGTCGGAGCAGGACGCCGAACGGTTTAGCATCGAGTACGACCCGGCGGAGATCCTGACCCGTGTCGACGCGTCAGCGTCGGCGGATGCGTTGCACGCTGCGCTGCTGATCTCCGATGACGCCCGGATCGAGGCCCACGGGTTCGACCCGGATGTGGTCCGACCGGGACCGGAGGAGAAACTGCGGCGCTACATCGAACGCCTCGCCCTGTCGCCGAGCGTGAACAACCGGGTGCTGGTCACCGCGTTGGGGTTGACCCCGGAGGCGATGGCGGACCTGGGTATGGACCCGGCCCTGTTTGAGCAGTGGCTGCAACGCCCGTCAGGCGCCCAAGATCCTGGTACTCCGCCGGAGGCCGGGATGGGCCCGGAGGTGGGAACAGTGGACGGGCAGTCCCAGGATTCGCTGCCGCCCCCGCCGGGTGGGAACGAGGCGCCGCCGATCATGCCGGCCGAGGCGATGCAGGTCGTGATCGAACGGGTCCGCACCGCAGCCTCAGCGGCCATGGATCGGGCGTTGGAGAAGGCCGCCAACCGGGTGGTGACGAACACTAAGAGCTTGTCGCCGGAGACCAGGTCGCGGGCCGAGGCCCCCCAGTACCGGGCGTCTGGTTCGGCCAAGCAGGGGGTGCTGCGCCTGTTGTCGCAGGCCGATTGGCGGGCCATCTCGTTGACCCCGGAGGGCCTGCTGCACAACGCGTGGGACGAGTTCACAGCCCAGGCGGTCATGTGGTTGACGGATCATCTGGTGGCTAGTGGGGTGGAGCCGATGCGGGCCGATGAGGACGCCCGGCGGGTGGTGTCCGAGATCGTCACCCAGTTGGACGCCCGTGCCCTGTCGGCGTTCCGCCGGCCGTTGGACCGGGAGCACGGCCTGTCGGTCCCGTGGCAGTTGGTGGCCGAGTGCTGTGTGGCGAGGGTGCGGTGAGCAGGGATCGGACCCCAGGGTTGGGGAAGGCGGCGGCGTTGGCCCGTCGTCGGCGGGCAGAGCAGGCGGCGGGGCGGCTCGGGGCCCAGTTAGCGGCCGCTGTCGGAACGCTGGGTGATCGGGCGGCGGTCCGGTTCCGGGCCCACGCAGTGGCCGCGTCACGGGCCACCCACCCGGACACGGTTGTCCCTGACGGTGACCTGCCAACCCCCCACGTTCCGGCTGACGGGCTGTTCGACTCGAAGGTGTGGGACGCCGCCCTGGTCGCAGCTAGCGGGTTCCTGACCGATCACATCGTGGCCGAACTGGCCGAGATGGGCGTTGAGGCGGAACCGGGGTCGCTGCTGGTGGAGACGTTGGTGGCTGATGGGGTCGCCGGGTTGGAGTCCTACGGGGATGACATGCGGGGTCACATGGGCCGCACGTTGGCGCACGCGTCGGCTACAGCGTTGGCGATCGACACGGCGGCGGACCTGTTGCGGTCGGGACCGTTCTCGACCCGGGTCGCTGAGCTGGTCGCCCAGTCGGGGGTGTTCGCGGCGGGCAACGGGGCAGCGGATACGGGGGCTACTGCGGCTGGGGTTGCTACAAGGCGCCACTGGGCCTCGGTTGGTGACCGAAGGGTTCGCCCAACCCATAGGGCAGCCGATGGTCAGGAGGTCGGCATGAACGAGCCGTTCATTGTGGGCGGCTACCAGCTGGCATACCCGGGCGACCCCGCAGGACCAGCCAGTGAGACCATATCGTGCCGTTGTGTTGCGGTGTATCTCAGCAGAGGGGCGTAGCCCTATCCCCACGCCAATCTAATAGGTGGCTCAATGTGCTCATAGGGGGTCCGCCGCCTAGTGCCCGTGGGGCTGCGGCGCTTGTACTGCCCAGATGGATTGCCAACGGCCCGACGCGAGACGTTGTTGTCGCAGACTTCACCATCACCCCGGATCACCCGATGGCGGCTGACGGAAGGGTCGCCAGCGCAAAGCTGCTCGTACCAGCAGGCGATCTGGTCAGCAACGATCTCCTGGATGATCTCCTCTTCGGTGATCCAGACGTACCACACGAGCCAGCCACGCTCACTCAACTCGGCTGTTCGGGTGATGATCCTGGACCAGCGGTACGGGTGGCCCATGTTGTTGTGGACTTCGATGGCCACAGGGGCTGCCGCTAAGTCAATGTTGTAGTGGTAAACAGCCTTCTGGGGGACCGTCTCTACCCCACGGGCATCCAGCATCGCCCGCAGCTCCGGCTCCCCCCTACCGATTATCCACTCGGTCCCCTCCCTGCTGGCCGCCCCGTTGATCGCTGCCTTTTCATAGTCCGGGGCGGCGGCGTGGAGTATGGCGAGTTGCCGTTCGAGTTCTTCTCTGGGCAGGAGTGATGTACGCAGGATGCCGGCCTCAGACTTGTCACGGCGGTCGACTTTCAGCTCATCCAGCCACCGGATGACGGTCGTCCCCGAGACACCGTAGTGGGCGGCGACCGTCATAACGGATGAGGTCTCATACATCGCCAGTAGCTCCACTGTTGGTGGGGTCGGCACCTTGCGGATGGCGACGCCGAGCTTCTGTGCCTCGCGCGCCTGCTCAATGGCCTCGGGGTGAAGGGCGAAGCGGAGGCGTGTAGCGTCCCCGGCCGTGCGCAACGTCGCCCGCTCCCTTATTCGCCTGCGGATCGTCTCGGGGCTGCATCCGTAGTGGGGGGCCAACTCGGTAGGTGACTCGCCGGCCAGGTATCTGGCCACGATCTCATCGTCGTTCAGGTAGTGGCGGGGGCCGGGCATCAGTTGGCCGTTCCGCATGGCCATGCGGGCGCGGGGTAGGGTGAGAACATCGGGCAGCTGCCTTTCGCTTGAGCTGTGCGACAGGCCCTCGGTCGGTAGCACGACCGGGGGTCACTCGTCTCAGTGTAGTAGACGCAGAACACCTGATGGGCGTCTGGTGTCTATGCCCTGGCGGCTGGTGGACACAAGGTAGGCTCAGTGGTGCCCCGGGTCGCTCCCGGTTACGGCCCAGGGTGTGAGCCCCCGGCTCCTAGCTGGTTGGGCCGTAGGCGCGTCCGGTAGACGACCAGCCGCACGTTGGGCCGCGGGACACTGGTGCCATGCGCCCAACCGCTGAGGAACAGGCAACGATGACCGACACGATGATCCGGCTAGATGCCGAGGCGACCAGCCGGGAGCGGGCGGCCATGCTGGCCCTGCGCCCCCCGATGCGGTCCGACGACTGGGCTGACCTTGGCGTGTTCGCCTCGTTTGAGGGTGTGCGCCCCCAATGGGCCGGTGTGCTCGGCCTGGAAGGCATCCCCACCTCGGACATGCGCCTCATCCTCCCGGGTGCCCTGTCGTGGCGCAGCCTGCCGATCACGTTACAGGACCAGCTGCTGTCCCAGGATGGCCACGACGGTGCGGTGCCGGTGGGGCCGATCACGAACATCTACCGGGCCCCGAACGGTGACGGCACGAACAACATCGTCGGGGAGGGCATGTTCGACACCGGCCCGGAAGGCGCAGCGGCGCAACGGAGGATGGCGGAGGGCACCAAGCAGGGCGTCTCCATGGACCTGACCGAGGTCGTGTTGAACCTGCCGGATGACCCGGCCGGCCTGGAGGCGATCCTGTTCGGTGAGGCGATGCTGGAGATCGCCGAGGCCCGCATCGGGGCGGCGACGCTGGTGACAATCCCCGCGTTTGAGGGGGCGAGGCTTCAAATCCTGGGTGACATGGGCACCGTCGAACCGGCTGCGCTGGTGGCCTCCGGGGGGCGGCTGGATGGCTTGTCGCTCACGGTGGTGATGCCGTTCAGCTCGTGGATCGCTGACGTCCCGACGGTGGAGATCGCCCGGCCGGAGCCGTGCCACCAGTTCGTGTTCGGTGACGGCGAGTGCTGCGCCGAGTGTGGGAACCAGCGGGACGACCACAAGATGCTGGCCCGGTTCACGGCCGACGAACTGGCTGCCCTGCCTAGGCTTCATTCTGGTGACCGGATGCCGGATGAGTCGGCCCTGCGGACTGGGGACCGGTGGCTCGACATGGACGCCGGGGAACTGTTCTCGTGGGACGGCAGCGTCTGGGCTCTGATCGCTGTCCGCGAGGAAGGGCAGGCCCGGTTTGTGCCGGTCGAGCTGGCGGAGGCGTGTGCGAAGTTCAAGTCGCTCCCGCAGGCCAAGTGTGCCGACTGTGGCACCCGGTACGCCGACCACGCCG